GATGTATTGCCAACCCCCGTCCGGGTCTGGAAGTAGACGCTCCCCGACCTTGTCTGCCCGGACAATAGTATATCCAGAGATGGTCAACAACTGATCGACATACAACGTGACTAATTTTCCTCCTATTGTTTCTGCAACCAAAGCACTATCAGCATCATCCCAAATTGAAAATTGAATAAGTGGCATATCGTAATCAGAAGCAAAAGACCAATCCGTGCCGGTTGAAATAAAGCTGTATGTGATGTATGGCGTTTTTGTCGCTGACGGAGCCTTGTCTGGAAAAAGACCCGTCGTAGATGCCTTCACCCCTCCTGCCACAACGTCGGCGGCATACCTGCTTTGTATTGCTGTTGCGAGTTCTTTTATCATACCATCGGTCTCTCAATGATTCTACTCAAGGTGCCTTTGTTCCTGTCAATCGCTGGACGGAGATAGGGACGCTTGGTCATCCTCTTGGTCCCATACTCAAGGAACAGTGGGTACCCTTTAATGATGCTCCCAATTTTACGAGCCAATCTCTTAATCCCTTTTTCCCAACGAATGCTCCCTTTCAATTTACCCAACTGAATTGTTGGAATCTGTCCGGGCTGGGAAGGCACTCTGCCACGTCCAGGAAACGCCTTCTGAATATCCGCTTGCAAGAACGCTGCGGCAGTATCCATATTCTGGTCCATGTGTCTTTCGAACTTCTTTGTGAACCTCTTCGGAAACCATTTAACGTTTGATGCCATTGTCTTTCCTCATTCCACCAAAGACAGATCCACCTGCAAGAACTCTCCATCCGCGTCTACGTCATTGACATAATTCACTTTGTAAGTATCGGAACCGATTACCACCCTGTCCTTCTCAACTACATCCACACCTGCCTCGCAATACATACGGTGGGTGCTTACAACGCCCTCTCGCCCAAGTACACCCCGTTCTGCCGCCGACAAGAGCCTGAACCGGCAGGCGTTTCCTGTGCTTGAACTCGCCCACGTACCACTCTCTCCTCCGATCACGTCCTGGGCATTTGTCAGTCTGCTGACCGCCATCGTTGTGTTGTATAGACCGCTGATGTCCATCTTATATTCCTATCTTGGAGTAGAAGGAAAGATCCTTCCGGTGTTGTTCAACTGCCGACTGGACATCCGCCCTCGAATAACTGTAATCTCCTAAATGCTCTGACTGCATCGTTGAATCCTTTTTACGACTTTTGAAAACATCGCTGATGATTGCGTTCGCCGTATTGGTCAGTCCACCCGGCACATTTCCTGCGGTAGCCAACCCAGTATATTCGTCATTGTCCACCGGCAAAGTATATCCCGCCATGAACCAACAGAACACATTAGAACGGCCTGTCAAGAACCGATATAGATTCACCTGTTCGATCATCCTGTTTGTACCTTCTACCAACCGCACGCTATAACTCGAATCCGGCACTTCGAGGGAAGCAGACGTCGGTGATAGTGCATCCTCCCCATAAATTGGTTTCAGGAATAAAGTAGCAAGATCGTTCGTACCACTGTAGACCGAAGTTGACCATCCCGACACCAACTCAATAGCGGCGGAAAGCGTAGAAATTGTTTTGTACGTAGCCAATGCCAGCTCACTGGAAGCCTCTACACCAACATCACTGAGCGTATGCAAAAGTGCATTGGTTGCGTCCACGGTCACGTCCGCGTGCGAGCCATCCCCGGTGAACTTAATATCCATCACCACTTCGGTATCGCTGGTAACCTTATAGATCCGGGTAATAGGCCACTGAGGTAAAGCCATCCGAATCTCACCATTCCCATCCAGCCACTGTTTGTAAGTGGTGGACTCAAATGTCCTGTTGCAAGCCTTACCGATCAACTCACACGCATCGCTTATCAGACGGTCTATCAGCGCGTCGTAAGTCAGCGTCGTCACGCTTATGCCTGCGTATTGCTTGAACAGATACCGCGTTGTCAGGTTGACAGCCATGCTTCTCCTTCTCTGGCGCTACCATCATTTTATGCTGTGCCGGAAACGACTTCATTGTAAACACCCCCAGGAACGTACCCAGGATTGCCCAGGACGCGTTTAAACCCCTTAAAGGGTATAATACGCGCCCCTGCCCGCGCAAGCGGTCGTGGGCGATTTTATATACCCTGAGTAACCGTCATATCCAACCCCTTTGAGGAGTCGACCTTTATAATTGAGACCCTACGATTCGCGGTGATGATCGCTGTACCGTTTATCAGCCTGACCGCCGCAGCCGCCGGACGGGTTATGTGCACCTTGAACGGTAGCGTTTCTATCTTGGTAACCTTCTTGACAGGTTTCTCAACCAACGGAATCCGAACGGGCTCTTCCTTGACGACCTGTTCTTCGACTGCCTGCGTCTCATCTTCTCGTTTGATTTTCCTTACCATGATCTCCTCCTCTTTTATTTCACGTACAGAATCACTGACCCAGTCTTGTTACTCCCTGCCACGGTCACGCCCAATGTCAACAGATCGTTTACCACAAATGGAATGATATTTGTCGTTGTAGTGCCGCCTGTGACTTCAATTCCTGGCACTATGCAGGATACCGCACTGGTCGAGACGCCTGCACCAAGACCGGCGAGAACATCCACACCGGACAGATCCTTGAGTGTTAATGAATAGGTAGCCCCTGTTGAGGTGCCATCCAATACCACTCGCTGAATCTCACCCCTGACGTAGAACGTGGTATCCTCACTCACAATTCCATTGGTCGAGGCTGTCCATGCGAACGTGTATTTGTTAGGAACACCAATCTCATTCTTGGTCTCGGCAATCGTACCTTCAGCGAGGACGAGACCTGCCATTCCCAAACTGAGTATCAAACATAAAATTGTTTTCATTGATCTCCTCCCGCTGGGGGGGCAGGATTGTCCTGCGCCCCCGTTGGTTTAATTGTATCGTTAAGGAACGAACGTAATCGCCGTCGCGCTGATGGATGAACCATCGGAGAGCATGACGTAGTTGGTTCCAGTGGCCGTGCCGGTAATCGTCGCAACAGCCGAACCATCGGTGGCCGTCACATACCGATAATCGGCATGGGCAACCACGGTATCAACTGCTGTTCCGGTTGAGAGCACCAGCGTTTCGATGTTGTTCGTGCTGGCCGCTCCCATGCTGGTTTCGCTTGTCCAGATACGGATTAAACGGAACTCAGACAGATCGCCACCAGCCGCCGTCTTAGCCTGAATCGCCACCGTGTTGACGAGCTGGTTTGTTGACGGGGTAGCCGTAGGAGCGCCCCATACGTCGGCGGCTTGGGCGGCCGTCGTGCCAAGGGCTGAACCAGAAACAACCGTAGCAATCGCCGTGCCACCTAATTCACCCGATAGAATCGTAGCATTGTACACACCACCCGTACCCAACGCGAAGTTCGTCACTCCGGTAGCCGTTGCTTTGTAAATCGTATCACCCTGACCGGAGGGGCCGGAGTATTTGACCGTAACATTCCCTCCGATCAAAGGCAACGCGACCAACGCGAAAGCCATGATCTCTAATACTTTTTTCATCTTCCATTCCTCCAGTTCCCTCAGGGCAGGTCAGGCTAATCCCAACCTGCCCATCAGGGTTGTTAACTTACGTATTCACCGAGGGCATGTCTTCCGCACCGAGGGCGTAGCGGGGTTCATACAACTCGTACACGAGCGCGGTATGCGTCGCGTTGGCGATGGCACCAGCCAAGTCCAAGCGAATGCACACGTTCTCCGAGCCAGCCGTATCCGTGTCCAGCATGTCTGCCCGAACTTCGAATATGTACACACTGGTAGCTGAGGCCGCCCCGGCGGTTGTCAGCGTGGCTGCAGTGACAAGGGTCAAAGCATCCAAGTCAACAGTATCGCTGGAGATAGCATCACAGTGCCAGTATTCCGTGAACGCCAACGCGGTATTCACTGCAGCCATGCTCGTGCCCTGCTTCAGGGTCACCGTGCCGTCTGCTCCCGCACCGGTTGTGGTAACAAAAAGCATGATTCGGCACTTGTTGTACTTGCTCATGTTGACGCCTTTGGTGTCGTCGGTCAGGGCCGCTGACGCAACCATCGGGTCACGCATGACAATCTTCGTATTCTCTACTAATCTCATTTTCAATTCTCCTTAT